ATGGTGGACCAGGAGCTTGAGGGTGTTGGCTCCAGTTGGAAGTGCTCGCCAAGTCCTCAGCCATTTCTGCACTCCGCCGTTATCGGAATAGGTTTCCAGGTCCAAGGTATACACATTTCCATTTTCGAAGTCCCCAACATACACTTCATTGTTGAATACCATCTGGGAGTTGCCTCGGTGGCGGGTGAATTCACCAAGGTCAGAGTATCCTGCCCGCTCGTGCCAAATTCCAGTTGCAACATCAAATGCGAAGGTGCGGTTTTGCGTTGGGAAGTTCAATACATAGAAGGAATGACCCGCTTGTTGGTAGGTGTAGGCGGAGCCTTGAGAGATATCCGGGAATGTTTGGATTATTGATTCGATGGAATGGTCGGAGACTCTCTGTGCTGCATATCCGTTCGCGCGGTAGACAGTACCGACTCCGCGAGCGTCTGAGCCGAGCCAGAACAGGGAGTTATCCAAGCGCGCGATGGAGTGTGGAGCCAAGCAACCCACCTCTAAAAAAGCTCCTTGGATGCGGGCGAGTGGGAAGTCCAACGCACCGGAGTTGTAGAAAACTTCGACAGAGTTTTCTCCAAATATCCAAGCTTCACGGTGATCTACGGTGATTGCTGATACATCATCGGGGTTGCCCTCTGCAGAAGCAAATTCCAACGGATCGATGGAAGTGCCATCTAGTAGACTGGTAACCCAAAACCTCTGGGAGTCCGGTTCATTGAATACGAAGTATCCGTCCAGGTATCCAACAGTAACTGCGCCAGGGAAATCGGGGTCGGTTATTTCTGCCAATACCCCTGTGGAAACATTATAAATAAATCCATCGGGGTTGCAAGCTATAAAGATCTGCGTACCGTTGTCGGCTAAGGAAACAGGACCGGTGCCGGTTATGGTGCCCAGAAGAATCGGAATAAGATTAGAGGTTAAGCGGTAAAACTGCAGACCTGAGGCGATATAAGCTGAAGTTCCTACTCGAATCATCCCGCGGATCGGTCCCAGGCCAACCTCCGCTTTCAGCAACAACCCCGGACACCTCGACAAATACCCCGGCTCCTTCCCGCCTTCCGGAATAATCTCTGGATACAGGTTAATCATTCGGTTATCAGCAGCATTGACTGACCTAGCTACGAACTGCCCGCCAAGAATTGGAGTTTTCATTTATCTCTGCCTTATTATTTGTTGAGCCGGAGGGATATCGAACTCGGATATCGGATATCTCATACGGCGCTCAGCATCTGTTAGTGTTCTTCTGGAGTGGGTTAGACGAGCTTCAGCTTCTCCTGATAATCTCTTATACATAGCAAGCGCATCAGCATCTGAAAATCCCTTTCGTTTGAATTCCCCCAGATTCCCCCCTCTAGGAAGGCCTTCTTGAGTCTGCACTCCGTGCTGGAGTTCGTGACTGGCTACGGTCTTAGCTCCAGAGATAGTTGGAGATTTGACTACAAGTGCGTTTTTACCATGGTCGAAAAACCCGGAGAGCTTAGGATTCTGCGACCCTATGTCGATGTTTGTTTTTACCTTAAGCAATTCAGGATAGGCTTCGAAGAGTGCTGGATGGGAGATAGTTCCTGCTCCTTCCGGAGAGAGTCTCATACCAGCGTCGCTTATCTCCATTCGGGGCTTTTTATCCGCGAAGCCGAAGGTAGTGCCGAGCTTGTTCCAGATTGTTTTATCCGGTACCCCTTCCATTTTCATTTTCTCCGCGGCCTTCAGCACATCAGATTTCCCGAGCTTAGCAATTCCCTTCGCGCCGATGAAAGTGCCCATACCAAGGGAGAGCTCAACAACAGAGTCTGCGATGAATTGGTTCTCTTCAGGGGTTAGTGGACGCTTTTCCTTTTTAGCCTCCGCGAAAATCTTATTGGAGATTGAGAGGTTGTTCCAAGGGGAGGTTATAGACTCCGCAGCACCGCTGACAGCGGTTTTAAGTTGGCCTAGCTTTCCAGGTTGAAACCCCCCGCGAGTGGGAGCGCCTCCCTGAGTCAACGTTGACTCAGGGGCTTGTTTATGCAAAGAGTTAAATGGCATATTAATAGTTCCCGGAGAAGATATTAAATCGCTCTTGTTTGCCGAGCAATCCCGCAGGCAGCACCATTATATCCTGCGGGGAGTTGTTAGCCTTTAGAACCCGCTTTGCAGTCATAGCGAGTCGCTGAGTTGACGGAGGGGGTTCGAGGCCGAACTCCATACAGATTTCGCAGGCGAGGTTGTAGATGAACGCTCGCATATAGCCAGGAGGTACTATAACATCGGTTACGAGATCGGAGAGCTGGGCAAGTTCGGTTATCGAGATGAAATGGAACTCCAAGTCTTGCGTAGGAACTGGATACAGCTCAACTGTAATATCCGGCACATTCATGTTAATGTGCATTAGCTGCGGATAGGTAGAGGTTACCGTTTTCAGCGCGATTGCGTTGTATTGCTCTTCGTTTATGATCTCCAAGCCATAGCTGATACCTGTTCCTGGGTCTTTGAAATAGGTGGAGTCATCGACCTTCTGCGGGCGGTTGCCAACGAGGTCGCCGGAAGGGCCGATTGTACGGGAAAGAGTGTTAGCTGGCCAGGTGAAGCTTTGATCCTGAGTTGAGAATACGGATAAGCGCTCTGCCGACCAAGAGTCCAGCATACTGTTAAAAGCTTGCAGAATGTCGGCAGATTCATCGGCAGATGGAGTTTCTCCGCTGGCGAGAATCCCACCACACTTCCGCATAGCTGCGTTGATTATTTCACCAGATGTAAGAATCATCGAAGACCTCCAAGGCCCCCGGTTAAGGGGGCTGAGTGTTGTTAGCTAACTCGGTATGCGGTCCAAGCGGCGGTTCCTGTTTTCCGGAACCTCCAGGTTCCAGATGAACCAGCTGCGGTTGTGATCGGCAAGGTTGCCATACCTACTAGGGTGATGCCGGTTCCAACGGCCACAGTAATAACGCCGGTGGAAGTTCCAAGGTTGATAATAGAAAGGTCGAAGGTTGTGTTGACCTTTCTATTGGGGATTGCCGCGTCCAACAGAGCCGCGGTTGGCAGGGTGTAGGTTGCGGCGGTGGTTGAAGGATCACCAACCAGCACTTTTCCCAATACCTGCGCAACGGTTAAAGTTGCGGTGGCGGTTGCGGTTTGCGGTGCGGGGAGAACTCCGGTGAGTACCTCTGCTTCCCTTCCATCCCCTACCTGCATTCCTGTTCCTGCATATGTGATATCACTTGGTGCTGCCATGATTATTGCTCCTTATATATTCCCATCGGACTTGACGGAATCAGGTCGCGATACGATGAATTGATAGTCGCCGGCTACTGCGGTGAGGTCGCCAGCGGTTGGGTTGGAGAAGGTGATTCCGAGGGTATTGGCTGCGGTTACCCGCGCGCTGGCTACTACTATGCCAGCGGTTTGGGCGGCCACACTTGATACTCCGGAAATAACATCCCCGACTCGCAGACCATTCACGGTGAAAGTCTGCTCAACGGAAGTCACATCGTCGGTTTGTGCTGGAGTTAATGAAACCACAACAACCGACGCGGTGACTATGTTACCAAGAACATAGCTCATTGATTACCCCCAGAGCCTGACGCCGAGCTCAGGACGAAGAGTTTTAATTCCATAGAGGACGTCGATACGGCAGGGCAGACGATCATTGTTGATATCGTACTGACGCACTATACGCATTGAGATCCCATTGTGGACTTGGCGAGATGCCATATCTACGCCCTGGGGCATAAGGAGGTCGGCGGTGGCCAGGGTGAAGGCGTTCTCATGGAAGACTAGGTTCTGCGGATAGACTCCGTTGGTTGCGCCCATGAAGGTGAGGGCTGCGGAAGCCTGCGGGAAGGCGTTGACGGTGGCCAGTGCGTGCTCCGCGGTGTAGATCGGCGGGGAGATTGACAGGGTTCCAGAGGTTGTGGAAGAGATGTCAAGGTCCTCGGTTACTACGAATTGCTGCAAAGAGCCGGTGGAGACGCGGGACTGCGGATTGACACTATAGACATTCGCAATGGTGAATACATCCCCGACCTTAAAAGTTGGGGAGCCGGAGGTGAAAGTTATAGGGAGAGTTGCCTGTCCCTGCGTGGTGATGGTTGCTGCGTTGATTGGTGCAGTTGGAGTGGTTCCGCGGGTATGGGTAGAGATCCCCTGCCCCATTGAGATTTCATTGTAGCCGAGGACGTCCGATCCCATCATGCCGGTACGGAATTGCTTGGAGATGGTAGAACCGGAATGGAACAAGCCCTTCATACCTTCGACCAGAGCGGCGTTGGCTGCAGGATTGACCACAGCAATTCTTGGGTCCATCATCGCATTGATCTCGTTGAGCTTCTGCTGTGCTTGCAGCAGGACGAGGGAGGTTGACGGAGTTGTGCCGGGGGTGCCGACTGATTGATACAGGGATTTATAGACAGTCTGCGCGATATCCGATTCGATGCTTGCGGCGAGCTGAGAAATCCGAGGCTTGAGTTTGCGCTCTGCGAAGTCATCGATGTTCATCTTGAGCTCAGCAGTAGTGAAATTCAAACCAACGTGCTTTTGGTTGGTAAGGGTCATGGTGGTGAACTGCTCGTTGTCGTCCTGCACGCCGAGAGCGGCGCCGTCGGTAACCAAGCACCGATCAGGCAGACGAACTCGCAGGGAAGAGCCAATCTTCGCGCCCTCTACTGCGAAAGCGGAATCGTATTGCCGATTGATGTTTCGGATTAAGGGGGAATTCATTTCAAGTATATCAAGGCACTTGAAAGTGATCATGTCGATTGTTAAACTGGTATTAGCCACGGAAAATCTCCTTATTTGTAACCTTTAGCGGCCAGCAACTTTGCCCGACGAGCGCGATCTTTAGTGATCCACTCTGTCGCTGACATAGTTGTTGAGCTGCGTGGGTCAGTTGTATCGTATGCAGGGACGGTTGTTTTTGCTCCTGCGATTGGCTTGATTGGGGCGGGCGCGGAGGATACTTTTTTAACCGCTGGTTCTCCTGCCTCCAACCTTGCCTCTAGTTTGCCGAGTTCTTTGATCTGCATCATAGGCGGCAGTTTGAATATACGTTCCGCCTCTTTCAAGTTGCTCCCCAAATAATAAGCCATATCCGTTGCAAGCTCTGAAGATTTAATAGCTGATGCCATATCTGCAGTCATGAATTTATGGGTATGCGCTACCTGTACGTAATCGGGGTACTTGTCCTCTGCTGCGTCGATTAAATCCTGGTACTTTTGCTCGATTTCATTAACTGAGCGGCTCTGGTCCCTGTGTGCAATCTTAGCATCCGCCCTCTCGTCAGCAAGCGCATCAAGATACTCTTCTGTGGTGGAGAATGCTGAAGGATCGAGCTTTGACTCAATTTTCAGGGGGACTGGTTCAGCGTTTGCTGCCATCTCCCTTTCGAACTTCCTGCGTTCCCGCGCAAGGCGTTTGCCAAGCTCGGCCTCAAATTCCTTTTGAGTTAAGGTTGGGGTTTCAACTTCAGGGGCTGCGGATTCCGATTCCTGCCCTTCCTGCTCCGACCCTTCTGCCACTTCTCCAGTCTCCGGTACGGTCGTCTCTTCCGGTTCCTGTCCAGGGATTGTTTCCTGTCCTACTTCGATATCTTCTGCCATTTCAGTCTCCTTAGACTCCAGGGAATTCGCCCTGTTCGATAGGTGCTACTGCTTTCAAACCCCTCGCTTTGCTTTTCCTCTGTGCCAAGCGGTTACCCCTAGAATAGCCCCAGGGATCGCAAACAGCGTTGCGAAGGCGG